GAAGTTGACCGTGCCTTAAAGACTGGGGATCACAACTTAACTACACCAGAGTTTCTAATGAATGGGCATATCTTAGGAACAGCTTTCTTCAACCCAGCATTCGCAAGAACAGTAGCTGGCACTAAAGAGAGAATAGGTAATAGAACAGACTTTAAATCTGGTAACAGCGCTACAACAACAACTGGTAATAGGATTAAGGTGGGATAATGGCCTTTAGGATTAAAACGAATGACACCTCCCCAAAGCTAGGTGTAACGCTGAAAGATGCAGATGGAAATGTGGTAAGTGTTGCTGGTGGTTCTGCAAGATTTCATATGAAAGCATATGGGTCCAGTACTTTAAAAATAGATGCTACTGCAACTATAACCGATGCACCAAATGGTAAAGTAGAGTATGTTTGGTCAGCTAGTGATACAGATGTAGCGGGTACTTACTATGGAGAGTTTGAGATTACTTATGGTGATGCCAGTGTAGAGACTTTTCCTAACAAGGGATATTTTACAATTATTATACAAGAGGACCTAGACTAATGGCAAAAGGGTTAGCTGCAAAAGTAAAAGAACATAACGCTAAGTCTAAGCACAAAGTTACGACTAGTATGCTACAGTCCGTTTACAACAGGGGTGTTGGCGCTTATAAGACTAACCCATCCAGCGTAAGACCTAATGTTAGCAGTCCCGAACAATGGGCAATGGCAAGAGTAAACAGCTTTTTAAAGATTGTAGCTGGTTCTAAGTCTGCAAATCACGACAAGGACTTACTACCGTCTAGCCACCCCTCTAGCACTAAGAAGATGGACGATGGGTATTATGTTGACAAAGCAGACAAACCCCTAAACAAGCCTTTCCGATTACCAGCAGGTTCTAGTAAGAAGTTTGGTGTGTATGTAAAAGATGGTGACAAGACTAAGAAAGTTACCTTCGGGGACCCTAATATGGAAATTCGTAGGGATGATCCAAAAGCAAGAGCCAATTTCCGCTCTAGGCATTCCTGTGATACAGCAACAGACAAGACTTCCGCTAGGTACTGGTCTTGCAGAATGTGGAGTGGAGCTACCGTGGGAAGTATAACAAAAGATATAGAAGGTAAGATCCTAAAGGCCGACGAAGAACAGCGTATGGTCTATGGTTGGGCCTCAGTAGTAACCGAAAAGGGTGAAGCTGTAGTTGACCGCCAAGGGGATGTTATCGAACCAGAGACACTTGTACGTGCCGTAAACAAATTTATGGAGCATGTTCGTGTCGGTAAAGAAATGCACAAGGGGGATCAAATTGGGGCGGTTATTCATTCTATGCCAGTCACCAAAGAGATTGGCGAAGCCCTTGGCATCCAGTCTGACCGTGAAGGTTGGGTAGTAGCCTTTAAGGTCTACAACGATGACGTTTGGGAAAAGGTCAAGACTGGTGAATTAGCCGCCTTTAGTATTGGTGGTCGAGCCGTAAAGGAGGACTATGATGCCTAATTTACTAAAACAACTTGAACTTGACGAACTATCTCTGGTTGATCGGCCAGCCAATGCACAGGCTATGGTATCCTTGTTCAAGAGAGACAATTCCGAAGAGGAAACAATGGAAAAAGCATATAACATGACAGAAGAGCAAGAGAAGAACTTAGATAAACTTCCACCCGCACTTCGTGACAAAATCCGTGAGAATATGGATAAAGGTATGTCTTACAATGACGCTATGAAGATGGCAGAAGAGGACATGAAGAAAGCAGAAGATGCAATCTTGGAAGAGTTAGAAATCGACACTCTGAAAGCAGAAAACGAAAGTCTGCGTAAAGCTCTTATCGACAATGGCTTTGTAATCAAAGCTGAGTCAATCGAAAAGAAAGTAGAGCCTGAGTACTTAGAGTATGAAGGTGAGCAAGTAAACAAAGCTGACATCCCAGCAGTAATCTTGAAAGCCTTGGAAGAGGCAGAGGTTGCTAAGGCAGACGCAGAGTTGACTAAGAACGCAACAGAAGCACTACCTCATTTTGATGTAGATGTTGCTAAGTCACTTGTCGCTAAACATTCTGACGATGAAGCTGTAATGAACGTCTTGAAAGCTGCTGACAGTGTGTTCGCAGGTAAGATGGAAGAAGTTGGAAAGTCTGATGCAGATGGAGAGTTTAGCTCTGCTGCTGACGCACTGGACGCAATGGTTAAATCCTACATGGATGAAAACTCAATGAAAAAGTCTGAGTACGCTAGAGCCTACGCTGCTGTCGCAAAGACAGAGAATGGTAAAGCACTCATTACAAAATCCTATAAGGGGGAATAAAGATGGCTGTAATGCAAAGCCGTGATACACGCACAATGATAGCTGGCGAAGATTTGTCTGCTGCACAATTTAAATTTGTTACACTAGAGGCAGATGGTCAAGTTGACTTAGCTGACGCAGATGGAGAAAACTGCTTTGGTGTTCTGTTGAATAAACCAGATGCAGCAGGGAAAGCTGCAACTGTAGTAGTCTCAGGTAAAGTAATGGTTGTTGCCGCAAGCGCAATTACTGCTGGTGATGAAATCGCCGTAGATGCCGCTGGTGAAGCTCAAGAACTAACTGCTTCCTCATCCGCAACTGCTGTCACTATGGGCTATGCTCTGGAAGATGCAGTAGATGGTCAAATTTTCGCTATGGAACTTATCCAAGGCGGTCGTTTGTCTGACCAATCATAAGACATAGAAAGGAATATATAAATGCCTATGTTGACACCAAGTGCGGTCCATATTGACCAGCCACTTACAAACTTGACCATTGCTTATGTTCAAGATCAAAATGCGTTCATCGCTGATAAAGTATTTCCTGTAGTTGGCGTTGAGCGTCAGTCAGATAAATACTACATCTATGACCGTGATAACATGAACCGTACAGGGGACGTTAAAGCCTTAGCTCCTCGTACAGAAGTAAACCGTATCGGCATGTCACTGTCAAACGAAAGCTACTTTGCTGACGTATATGGCCTTGGTATGGACTTCGATGAGCAAACTCTTGCTAACGAAGATGCAGCCTTGGACATTCGTTCTGCTGGCGCACAAACATTGACCAACCGTTTGTTGATCCATCGTGAAGAGCAGTTTGCTGACACCTTCTTTAAAGCTGGTGTTTGGGGAACAGACAACACGTTGTCAGGTACATCACAGTGGTCAGACTACACTAACTCTACACCAATCCAAGCTGTAACTGCTGGTCGCCGTGCAATGCAACTGGCATCAGGTGGCTTCAAGCCAAACTGCATGGTTGTAGGTAAAGAAGTTCGTGACAAGCTGATTAACCACCCAGACATTCTGGCACGTTTAAACGGTGGCGCAACTGTATCAAACACTGCTTTGATTACAGATGCTAAACTGGCAGAAATCTTTGAAGTAGAGTCATTCTACGTCATGGAAGCTGTTAAGAACTCTTCTGCCGAAGGTGTAGCTGAGTCAAATGCCTTTATCGGTGGCAAACATGCCCTGTTGGTACACAAGGCACCTAACGCTGGCTTGATGACGCCAATGGCGGGTGGAACCTTTGCATGGAACAACATTCCATCAGCAAACAACTTGGGTATTACTGTTGAGTCATACTCAGACGATGCCTTGAAGCGTATGCAGGTTGCAGAGCATATTCAAGTTAAAATGGCCTATGACATGAAAGTCACTGGCGCTGACTTGGGTTACTTGTTCGTAAACGCTGTAGCTTAATGTTACTTGGGTGGGGGCTTAGGTTCCCACCCTACTCATATATAGGATCTGACAATGTATAACTCACCTTTTCAATTTGACCTACCCGTATTCGTCAAGATGGAATTTAATGCCAATGGTAGAAACTGGTCCCCACAAGATCATTTCCCTTGGAAGGAAGTGGGAGTAGCCACAGATAAAGTAATGCAGCTTTATAACATGGGCTTTCTATACCACAATGCAGAATTATCTAGTAAAATGAAAGTGGGAGATGGGCTAGAGTCACTAGGCTCAACTGGTTTAGATGCTTTGGTTGATGAAATTAATCGTAAAGTAAAAGCCAAGACATCTACTGAACAAGAGTTTACTAAGAAGAAATGTAAGAAGTCTAAGATCTTAGATAAGCAAAGGGGCTTGATACGGTCTTGGCGTAGAAACTATGGCGAACTAGAGGTATAATACATGGCTTGGTCCTACGATGAACGAAACCTAAATACAACGACAGATATTGGTCGTTTAAATGCTACTAGGTTCCTCATGGGGGACACTAATGAGCTAGATCAGCAGGTACAAGACGAAGAGATTACCTTTGCTCTTGGACAAGCTAACAATAATACATATTATGCTGGGGCCTTTCTCTGTCGTACTGTTGCTGCTAAGTATGCACGTAACGTAGATGTAGAAATCAGTGGAGCGCTCAAGGAAAGTAGCTCACAAATTCAAGCTCATTACCTAGAGTTAGCAGAGGCACTAGAGTATCAAGCACAGAAAACAGGTGGCCTACTTGGGATTAAAGCTGGCGGTATTACTAGAAGTACTGTTGATACAGTTAGAGAAGATACAACCCGTGTAAGACCTGCATTCAATAAGGACCAATTTAAGGTTGACGAACAGTACTACGATTACGAATAGGATCTGCAATGAACCCCTACAACTTGTTAAGACTGGTGCAGCGTCATGGTTTGACCCTAGTACTGCGTAAAGTTTCAGACGGTACTTATGACCCAGCGACAGGTTCGCTTACAGGGGGTAGTGTCACTGAACATGAAATAACTGCATATATGTACGATGCTCTGGTAGGTGTTGAGGGTAACTCTGAGATACGAAGGGGTGTCAAAAAAGTGGCAATCCCTGCTTTGGGGTTGACTGTAGAGCCTTTTGACAGTGATGAAATTACTGGTCTTGGTGATAAGGTTGTTATAAGTAACGTAACAACACACTTTTCTAATGGCCTTGCTGTACTATACACTTGTGAGGTTAGAGAGTAATGAGGGTAACTTTTGAAGTCAACAAGTCAGACTTGAAGTCTCAAATTGAGCAAGTTAAGAAAGATGTTGAAAACGAAGCTAGGATACTTTTAGAAGACATAGCTGATGATGCCGTAAGGTTCTCAATACCTTTTGTTGACACTGGTGCGTACATAACTAGCTTTGGTTTTATAGTTGGTGCAGGTAGGCCAAGGGGTAAATCTTCCCACAGAAAGCAAAGAAAGATAAGTCCGACTGCCGCTGGTGCAGAGGCTTCTTACAACTTAGCTAGGGATATTAGCAGAGTTGACCTGTACAACACAACATCAATAGATCTTTATAATGGTGCGCCTCACGCCTATTTAGTTGAGACAAAGCATAACCACAGGGTCTTTGAGAGGTTGGAGATTAAATATGGCTAACATTGATACAGACATTAGGGCTGCACTTGAAAGCAAGTTAGCTGACATACCAGATGTACCTTCCATAGCTTATGAGAATGTATCTTTTTCACCTACTACGGGACAAAGTTACTTAGAAGTAAAGTACATTCCCGTTACACGTAGACCAGCAGTAAGGGGCAGTAGTCCCCAACAGAGGTACGATGGACTACTGGCAATAAACTGCTATGCACCAGAGGGGTCTGGACCCAATGCAGCAGACACACTGGCTAAGAATGTCATGGAAACATTTGAGGCTACAACAAAACTCACTCACAATAGTCAAGATGTAACAATAGAATATGCGGAAAGACAGCAAGGATTTGTAGACAGCCCTTGGTACTTTGTTCCTGTAAGTATTCGTTGGTACGCTTATAAATAATCTAGGAGATAACTATGGCCTTTGCACAGGGTTCACGTTCAAGCCTCTCGTATGCTACGCAATCAGATTTCGTAACACCAGCAACGTCAGGCTTTGTAAATTTACCATTCAGTACACACTCACTGAATATGACTAAAGATGCTGTTGTCGGAAACGACATTCAAGCTGATCGTATGCCACGGGTACAGCGTCATGGCAACAAATCAATCGCAGGGGATATTGTAGTAGACCTACGTGATGAAGAGTACGATGACTGGCTAGAGAGTGCCATGTTAAGCACTTGGTCAACTAATAACCTTACTATTGGTACTACACCAAAGTATTTTACTGTACAAGACTATGCCGAGGATATTGACCAAGCTCGATTCTTTAGAGGTTGCGCTGTAAATAGTCTAGGCGTATCTATTGCACCAAATCAGATGGTAACAACTACCTTTGGTGTTGTGGGTCGTGACATGGAAGTTACAGCAACACAGATTGCAGCTACTGACTCAGACTCAACTACCACACCTTTTGATTCCTACTCAGGCAATGTGACCATAGGTGATGCAGATGGTACACCAGCAACTGCTGCTATCGTAACTAGCTTTGACTTTACTCTGACTAACGGGTTTGCCCCAACTTATGTTGTAGGTGATAACCTTGCTCCTAGCCTAGAGGTTGGTCGTGCAGAGTTAGAAGGCACTATGTCAGTGTACTTTGAAGATGCAGCTATCATTAACAGGTTTGTAAACGAAACAGAATCAGAACTTACTGTGTCTGTAGGGGATGGTACAAAGGACATGACGTTCTTCTTCCCCCGTGTAAAAATTAATAGTGCAGATGTTGGTGTCGATGGCCCAACAAGTCGCATTATCTCATGTAGCTTTACAGCGTTGTATAACACTACAGATACAACCAGCTTTAAGATTACAAGAGCAGCGTAATTCCTAGCTAGGAACGGGGGGTGTTGGTGTCGGGTCCGATGCCCCCCACTTTATTTTACCCGACTTAATCCCGAAGGAGACTCGACAATGGATTTAAAAGACTTAACACCTAAGAGTGATACATTTGAAGTTAAGCTGGTTCACCCTAATACTAATGAACCCCTTATGAACCCTGATGACACCCCCATGACTATTACCATGTGGGCACCTCATAGTAAGCCATACAAGGACGTTCTGCATCAGCAGACTAATAAACGTCTGACACAGGTTTCTGACGGTGGGACCTTTGAGCTAAAATCAGAAGACCTAGAGGAAAGCACACTTCAAACTCTAATCCACACAACTAAAATGTGGAACATTACATTTGATGGTGAGAAACCACCCTGCACGGTTGAGAAATGCGAAGAGGTTTACACAGAAGTTTTCTGGATGAAGACCCAGATTGAGCAAGCCCTGACTGACTTCTTAAATTTTTCAATCGCCTAGTCGATCAGCTAGAGGCATTTGCTGAACATAGTTTCAAGCTAATGAGATCCGACAGTAAAGGCGTAACTGAATCGGCACACTTGGAACAGGTTGCCAAACAGACTGGACGTAAGCCAAAAGAATTAGAAGCCCCTAAGTTTCCTTTTCCTATGGCTCATGTCTGGTCTTCCTTCTTTTCCATTAGTGGGGGTAGGCAATTTGGTTACAGTGGCCCACAACCTCTAACATTCACAGAGATAAAAGCGTGGCAAGAGACTACTGACAATACCCTTGAAGGTTGGGAAGTAGATGTCATAAAGAAATTAGACCTACTTTACGTGAGGGCAATAAATGGCTAGTTCGATTAAAGTTAGTGTAGATGTTACGGACCTAAAGGTTCTCAATGACTATCTAAACACTACAGAAGATAAGATTGATATGACCGCTAAGACAGCGAAAAAGTCATTCAATCAACTTAAAATGGCTATTGACCCTGCTTACAGGGCTACTCAGATATTTAAAGATCAAGTACTAGTTGCACAGCAAGCGGTTGCTACAGGTGCTATAACTCAACAAGAGTATGCTACAACTTTTGCTCAAATACAAAAACAAGCCTCACAAGCTGGTGTAACAATAAACCAGTTTGGTCAAGTTGCAGACGTAAATACACGTAAGGTTAAGAAATTCGGCGCTGTTGGTATGCAGCAGGTCGGTTATCAGGTACAGGATTTCGCCGTACAGGTACAAGGCGGTACTAGTGCGTTAGTTGCTCTTGGTCAACAGGGTTCACAGTTACTTGGTATCTTTGGACCTGCTGGTGCTATTGCAGGTATGATACTTGCTATTGGTACTGGTTTGGCTGGTGCTTTTGTTGCCGCTAGAAAAGCTGGCGAAGAAGGTACTACTGGTCTTACGACTTATAAAGAAGCTATGGATGCAGCTAAAAGTAGTGTCAAAGACTTTAGGTTACAAACCTACATGCTTGTTAATGGCATTGAGGATCAGACAGAAGCACTCTTAAAGTTAAACCTAGCTGAAAAAACAAAAGAACACGCAGAAGCAAGAAAAAAGAACCAAACACAATTTTTTGGCGCAATTGGGGCCATAGATTACACTAGAGGTTTTAGACTTGGCGGCGGCTTTGGTTTTACAGAGGGTACAAAAGATAGGTTAGACGCTGCCACGAAAGCCCTTGAGGACTTCTATGCCAACAAGAGAAAGTTTGAAGAAGCTGACGAAAGGTTTGGAACGGGCAAAGAGGAAAGAGAAAAAGCGTTAGAATTAGCAACTAACTTAAAAGAAGCTAACCTAGATCGTGCTATGACTGCTATGATGTCTGCCAACGCCAGCAGAGAAGAGCTTTTCATACTCAAGCAAGCTAATGAAGCAGAGGCCCTCAGAAAGAAACTAAGAGATGAAGGTCTGGACGTTTCAAAGGGTCAGGCTAAAGCAGCTATAGATGCGTTGGAATCTGCTCACCAACTTGAACTGACAGAGTTTAGAAGACTAGAAGCAATAAAAGCTGCTGATGAAGCAGATAGGGCAGCTAAGAAAGCTCTTGCTGATGCAAGAAAAAAAGACGCCGAAGACCTAAAAAACCTTATAGAAAAGTACAAGCAGTACCAAGGTCTTGTAGATGGTGTATCCAACACTATTGAGCAAGGTCTAATAGATATAGCTGAAAGAACTAAGACTGTAGAAGAAGCCTTTAGGGACATGGCTGCTGACATTATTAGGCAGTTGTATAGAGTTCTTGTCGTACAGCAGATGGTTGGATCATTTAACGCAGCTACTGGTGAGGGTTCTGGTTTAGCTGGTTTCTTCGGTGGTATGTTTAAACCTAGAGCTAATGGTGGACCTGTTACTGCTGGACAGCCTTACCTTGTAGGGGAAAGAGGACCAGAACTATTCGTACCTTCCTCTAATGGTGGTGTCGTAGCTAACGACAATATGGGTGGTGGTGTAACTGTAGTACAGAACTTAAACATTTCCACTGGGGTATCTCAGACTGTACGTGCAGAGATCCGTAACCTTATGCCACAAATTGCTGAGACTGCCAAATCTGCTGTAGTTGACGGTAAGAGGCGTGGCGGTAACTATGGAAAGGCATTTGCATAATGGCTATATCGTATCCTCTATCCCTGCCAACTAATATTGGTATGGCTAGTATTGAGTTAAGGGCTAAGAATACTGTTGCGGTATCTTCTAGCCCCTTTACTTACAAACAAACTGTCTACGCCTATGATGGTCAGATGTGGGAAGCGGATGTTACCCTACCACCAATGAACAGGGATGACGCAGAAAGCTGGATAGCCTTCCTGATGAGCCTAAAGGGTCGTTACGGTACTTTCCTACTGAATGATCCTTCTGCTACCTCAGTGAGAGGCACAGCCACCTCTGCAACCATTACAGGGTCTGCTGGTGATAGTAGTGTTACCGTTACAATGTCAGGTACACTAAAGGCTGGTGATTACATACAGCTAGGTACTGCATCTGATGCTACACTGCACAAGGTTCTAGCAGACAAGTCAGGTAGTGGAACCCTAGAGATTTGGCCTAAGTTGCGTAAAGCTCGTAGTTCTGTGTCTGCTGATTTGACTAGTGCATCTGGTGTGTTTAGACTTGCTTCAAATGAAACATCTTGGTCAGTAAATGATGCCAGTTTCTATGGTATCTCATTCGGTGCAACGGAGGTTGTAGGATGAGTCGTACCATAAATGCAAGTTTACTTACAGCCCTTACTGGTGATCTTGTAGAACCTTACTATGCTGTTGAGTTATTCTTTGATAACGGTACACTAAGGTTCTGGACTGGTATAGGTGACAAAACTATAGACAGCAATACTTACACTGGTACAGGTTCTTTGTTGAGTGTTGGACCTTCTGAGGAAGTAAGTGACCTGTCAGCTAAGTCTATGTCTTTAACACTTACTGGACTGGATAGCTCTATAATATCCTTGGCTTTACAAGAGCCTTACCAAAGGCGTCAAGCTAAAATATATCTAGGCGAACAAAGCGTATCTAATGTGGTTCAAATATTTAGTGGTCAAATGAATACCATGAATATTGAGGACTCAGCAGAAGGCGCTACTGTCCAACTAACCATAGAAAGCAAACTAATAGAACTAGAACGTGCAGCTAATTGGAGATACACCGATGAAAACCACCAATCCCGATACGATGGTGATACATTCTTTTCTTATGTTCAAGACATACAAGATGCTCAAGTAGCATGGGGAAGAAAGTCGAGTTAAACAACTATCTAAGTGAGGTTGTGGATATCCCTTTTGAGTGGGGTGTTCACGATTGTTTTACCTTTACTAATAGTGCGTGGCAAGCAATGTATGGAAGAGGTTGGGCAGATGATTGGGTTGGTAAATACATG